CTCAATTATCTAATTTAAAATCAAAGATTCAGGTTTCAAAAATGCCGACAGATAAAAGAGATAATCTTTTAAGAACGATAGACGCAGCAATTAATCATTTTACATCATATGCAAATTTGATTAATACAATAGAGCAATTAGCATCACAAAAATTAAATTAAATAAAAGGGGTCTTAGACCCCTTTTTTCTTTTTAGTTTTCTTTATCTCTGTAATTTTAACATTACCTTCTTCAGCAACCAATTCATATTCTTTATCTTCGGTTATATTTCCTTTTAGAACTTCTTCAGAAATATAATCCTCAATTTTATCTTGAATGGCTCTCTTTAAAGGTCTTGCACCGTATGTCTCATCAAAACCTATTTCAGATATTAAATTAACAATAGAGTCGGTAAAATTAATTTTATATTTTAAACCAGTAAGTCGATTAGATAATTTATTTAATTCAATTTTAACAATCTCGGCAATTTGTTCTTTTTTAAGGTTGTTGAATACGATAATCTCATCAATACGATTTAAGAATTCTGGAGCGAAGAATTTCTTCAATTCCTTTTTCAACATGTCTCGTTTATATTCTTCCTCAATATATGAATTTGCCGCTGATTTAAAACCAATACCTGAACCAAAATCCTGTAACATTTTAACACCGATATTTGATGTCATAATGATTACACAATTTTTGAAATTGATTTTTCTACCTAAACCGTCAGTAATGTGACCATCATCCAATACTTGCAAAAGTGCTGAAAAAATATCTTTGTTTGCCTTTTCAATCTCATCAAACAATACCACAGAATATGGTTTGTTTTTAACTTGTTCAGTTAATTGACCACCCTCATCATAACCAACATATCCTGGAGGAGCTCCAATCAAACGAGATATTGTATGTTTTTCTTGGAATTCTGACATATCCACTCGGATTAGATTATCCTCACTACCAAATATTTCTTTGGCGAGTTGTTTTGCAAGTAATGTTTTACCAACACCTGTCGAACCCAAGAAAATAAACGAACCAATTGGTTTGTTTGGGTCTTTAATTCCTAAACGGTTTCTCCTAATTGATTTTGATATTTTTATAACCGCCTCCTCTTGCCCTATAACTTTTCCTGATAAATTTTTCTCAAGCTCGGTTAACAGTTTTGTTTCATCTGAATTTAATTTTGAGATTGGTATTTTTGTCATATTTGAAACAACTTCATATACTAATTCTTCGGTAACATCTCGTTTTGATAACAATAATTCACCTTCAAATTTCTTTTTCTCATCTTCAAGTTTACTCAAAATTTTCTTTTCTTTATCTCTTAGATTTGCGGCTTCCTCATAGTTTTGTTTTTTAACGACATCCAATTTTTGTTGTTTAATATCAGCAGCTTGTTTTTTTAGGTCATCGATAATCTCAGGCATTTTAATCTCAACTTGACTACGAGCACCAACCTCATCGATAATATCAAAAGCTTTATCAGGAAACTCCCTGTCGGTAATATATCGCTCGGCCAAATCAACACATAAACTTAAAATGGGGTCAGAATATGATACTTTGTGATAAGTTTCATATTTATCTTTTGTGTTTTTTAGAATTTGTAGAGTTTCAGCCTTTGTTGCAGCATCAACTACAACTTTTTGGAAACGACGTTCCAACGCACCATCCTTTTCAAAGTTTTTACGATACTCGTCATTAGTTGTTGCACCCACACATTGAATTTCACCACGAGCAAGTGCTGGTTTGAATATATTTGACGCATCCAAAGAACCCGATGAATTACCCGCTCCAACTATTGTATGAATCTCATCAATAAACACAATTATGTTTGGATTATTTTGTAATTCCTCAATAATAACCTTCATACGTTCTTCAAATTGACCACGATACTTTGTACCGGCAACAATTGAAGTCATATCTAAAGAAACAATTCTTTTATCTTGTAGGTTTCTCGGACAATCACCTTCAAAAATTTTAATTGCCAATCCTTCAACTATTGCAGTTTTACCACAACCTGGCTCACCAATAATGATTGGGTTATTCTTTTTTCTTCTAGATAAGATTTGAGCAATTCTTGTAATTTCTCGTTCTCTACCAACAACAGGGTCAATCTTACCCTGTTCGGCAAGTTTAATTAGGTCTCTACTAAAATTATCTAGTACAGGAGTACCACTGTCGCTAGCCTGTTTTGATTTTTTTCCTTCGTTATCCGCAGATTCTATCATAACTGTTTTTTTTCTAATAATAACCATTATTTTTTAAAAAAAAAGTTATGGCAATACTCAAAGAAGAAATTATCGGCACAAAAATCATTAATGAAATTCAGTCTAGTAACATTAAAAAAACTGAATATGATACTGAAACTAAAAATCTACTTGTTACATTCAATAACGGGGCAATTTATGAATACCAAGAAGTACCCCACCAATTGTATACTCAATTCAGAATGAGTGAATCACAAGGTAAATTTTTTAGTAGTAAAATCGCAAAAGCGTTTAAGTATAAAAAATTTTAATAATTAACTCTACTCAAATATTTATTGGGGATGAGTAATTTAAAAAGGATTTTATCAAGTTTTAAAGTTAGAGAAGAACTTAATCCAAAAGTTTGGACCAAAATTGATGGTGAAGTTAAAATGAGACCTAACGTTAGACAGTCTCTATTAGATATCGCCAATGATTTCATTGAATTTTTAAAAGTAGATATTGTTGTGACAGATGTCATAATGACCGGCTCATTGGCTAACTTTAATTGGTCAAATTTTTCAGATATTGATTTACATATAGTTGCTGATTTTAGTCAGTTTAAGGAAGAACAGTTAGACTTGTATAAAGAACTTTTCACATTGAAAAAAACTTTATATAATGAAAAACACGATATAACTATCTATGGTTATGACGTGGAATTATACGTTCAGAATGAAACTGAAGCTCATTTTAGTAGTGGTGTATATTCGGTATTATTTGACGAGTGGTCTAACAAACCAAAAAAAGAAAATGTTGAAATAGACAAAGAGTTAATCAAAACCAAGTCTGAAAAGTGGATGGAGATTATCGATGGTGTAATTGAAAACGCATCTGATGAGCCGTTTGAAAAAGCCAAAGAACTTATTAAAAAATATAAAGACAAGTTAAAAAAATATAGGACTTGCGGTCTCGAAAAAAACGGGGAATACTCTGATGAAAATTTGGTTTTTAAAGTTTTAAGAAGAAACGGGTATATTGAAAAACTACATAATTTTGCAGATAAATTAGTAGATAAGACATACACAATAAAAGAAGGTACCACAAGTATTGGAGGTCCTTTTAAAACGGATATTGAAAACGGTCCGTCAAATCACGGTAAAAGAGCGTTTGGTAATTGGCAATCAGATAATGCTTGGGATATTTTTGCACCTCCTGGTAGTGTTGTTAATTCATATACTGAAGGAAAAGTTACCAAAGTAAGAAATTCAAATAAAAGGTCTGGTAAAGTTTTTGGTACACAAGTATCGATTAAAGGTATAAATGGGTTTCCTGATATTTTCTATACCCATTTGAAAAATGTTAAGATTAAACCTGGTGATGTTGTAAATCTCGGTGATTATATAGGGGAGGTTACTGAATGGTGTAAAGACGAATCATGTACTGAAATGCATAGCGGAACACACGTACATCTTGGATTACCTAGAGGAGAACATTTAAGGGAATTGTTGAAAAATTCCGATAAAATATTTACAGGTTCTGAATCAAGTAATTATAGTGATTCACCAGAAGATGAAAAAAGAGAGGTGGAATCTTTAATACCTGAGGATGCGAAAGGTTTTATTGATGATTTAAAAACATTATTAAATTCAAAAACCACTTTGACCAACATGAAAAAACTCGGTAAAACTATACCGTATGATAAAAATGTTGAGACCTTACAAACCGCATTACAAATATTGGGATTTTCTCTACCAACTTGGGGAGTAGATGGAAAATTTGGAAATGAAACTGAGCAAGCGGTTAAATCAGCCCAAGAAAAATTGGGTAAGGAACCCAATGGAGTTGCTGACCCTGAAATAATTAAATTAGTTGTATATAATGTCGCTGAAAACGTTTTAAAAAACAAAGATGTATTAAAAAAAATAAAAAAAACTAAAACACAAGAATTACCGGCCGACTCAGGAGAAAAAGAAAGTAATGATGTAACATCTACTACTGATAGAGAGTACGCCATTATAAGACCACAAGGATATACAGGAAATAGAGTTCACGTTTTATTTGGTGGTGCTCATACATCAGGGTATTCAAAAAATAGCGCAAGACCTGACGCTATAAAAAAATATATAAATGTAATGACACCATATGCTAACAATATTATCATAGTCGTTACACACCATATGAATACTTTGGGTAATGTAAGAGCCTACGTTAAAGAAAAATTTGGTGGTGAAGTTACATCAATTGCCGGATTTTCACAAGGTGGTAAAGAAACTTGGGAGCACGCTGGTGATAGTACATTAAGTTTGGTCGGATTAATAGACCCGTCAACATATGCAACAGGAATATCTTTTGGTGCTAACACCATTCTATATTGTGACCCAAGAAATTGGGGAACAAGTGGATTTTATGGGCAAACAAGACGTAGATTAGAATGGTATTGTGAAAATAAAAATAGATACGGAGGAAAAGTTGTTTGTTTCAATCAGGGAGGTACACACATGAATTTCAAAATATTGAAATCATTTTATGAACAGTATGGAAGTAAGATGTAATGTAAATTTTTACATTTCTGATATATTTATATAAAAATAATTTTCTACACAAAAAAACAAAATGGGAAAACTTAAACCAGTTGGTAGTGAAAAACTACAAGGTATGGATAAAATTAATCGAATGATTGAAATATCTCGCTATAAAGAGAACATACCAACGCCAATTAATGAGGACACGTCTGTTGAATATAAGAAACTATTACCTGACGGTTACACTTATAGAATTGATAAAGAAAAAAACGGTTACGTAATCGTAAAAGGACTTAACGAATCGTCAATGGATTACGTTGAGCCTATGAAAAATAGAAAATATTATTCATCATATTCTGCAGCCTTTAAGAGACTTAATTTAATTATTAAGGAAGTTAACCAATTAACAGGTAACAATAAAAATGTTTCATTATTTACTGAAAGTGATGAAGATGTAAAATACTTTTTGAAAACATCTATGGATGTTACCGAACAAGCTCCACCGGCTCCCGCTCCGGCACCTGCACCAGCTCCCGCACCAGCTCCGGCACCTGAAGAAATGCCAGCAGAACCTGAAATGGAGGCGGCACCTGAAGAAATGCCGGCAGAACCTGAAATGGGTGATGAAGGTCAAGATGATGAAGTGGTGACATTTAAAACCATCCAAAAATTAACAGGAAAACTCGCTCAGAAAATTAGAACATTGGCGGCTGATGAGGAAAACCCTATGTCATCTAAGGATATTAAATATGTAATTAATTCTGTGTTATCGGCCTTTGATTTAAATAATTTAGAGGAAGAAGATAGAGAAGAAATTATGGGTAAATTTGAGGGTGAGGAAATGCCATCGGATGAAATGGGAATGGAAGATATGGGTGATGAAGAAATGGGGGCCGAAGAAGCGCCAATTGAAGCACCTGAAGAAATGATGGAAATGGCTAACCAGTATGAGTCAGAAGCTCCTGAAAAACCAAGAGTACCTAAAATTAAGGGTCACGACATTGAAGACAAACACGCGGTTAAGGTTGAAGATATGATTGAAAGTTTATTCAGCGAATCTAAAGTTGACCAAATCTTAAAAAAATACTTCAAAGTGGATGAGCAAGAAAAAGTTATTACCGAACAAAAAAAGAGTATAAAAAAAGAAATGATTAAAAAAATTAATCAATTATCTGAGAATATTGAACAAGAGGTAATATCTCGTAAATTGATTAATAAGTTTGGTAATGCTAAACTTCTTGGTAGAAACAAGAAAAATGATTTAATATTTGAAATAAATGAATCAAAAATTAGAGTAACACCAAAAGGTGAAATTCTATGAGTTATTTGATTTATGTTAATGAATTAGGTCCAAACTATAAGGGAGACAATATATACGAATTTATTTTCTCAGATAGTTTGGAAAATGTTTGGGGTGATTCTTGGGAATCAAAACCATCTAACGGTTACCCATCACCACCAAACTTGGAATTTATAAAAAAAGTAGGAGTTCTAAAAAACGATACGATAAGTATGACAGTTATTCAGAACTCCGATTTTTTTTCTATGATAGACGCAATTGATGGTGTAATTGCTTTATCTTGGGAAGATGAAAACGATGATATTAATTTTGAAACAAAAACAAGATTAGTTTTTCGTTATGGAGAAAAAGAGGAGATTGTTAAAAATAAACTTTATGAACGAGATTTAGTATTGGAGTTCGAAAAAAAAGTAGTTTATGAACATTGAAAAAAAGATATTAAGTTTGTTAGAACATGGACTAAATACGTCTACATTAGCCGACCTGAACGCTAAACAAATCGAGGCGTTGTATGATAGATTGGCAGAATCTAAAAAAGAAAATAAAGAAGCGGTAACAAAAACATCAACAACCACAACATTTGACCCATCTAATGAGGCCGATAGGAAGACAGTGGAGGACATGTTAGGTAAAAAAGGAGTACCTGTTACAATTGACCCAGCAACTAAAAAAATAACAGTTGTGAGTGAAGATAACGAAGACGAAGACCAATTTACACAATCTTCAAAATTTGATTCAGGTGAAGACCCACAACAGGATGCACCACAAGATGAAGGACCATCTGACAATATGAATGCCGATGATGGTATGGGTATGTTTGAAGAAAATTTAGATGAGAAATTTGAATCAAAAAAACAACAAAAATATTTTTTCTCAAAGTGTGGTGACGGTAAAACAAAAGAACAAAAGAAATGGTGTAAAATGGCGAAAGAATTTGCAGATTCTACCAAAAATTTTAGTAAATTACCTGAGAAAAAAGATGAAACAAATGAAGAATTTTCATTTAAAGATTATATGGGTAAAATTGGTAGTGTAATTGCCTCAAACACCGCTAAAAATGTTGGTAAAACATTAAAACCTACATTTGAAGGTAAATTAGAAGAAAGTATTATGAAAATGATTAATAAACATATCACCCCTAAAATGACTAAGAAAGATTTTATTAAAACAATAATGGAATCTGAAAAAGAAGTTGAAACTCCGGTTAAACCTGATGTTGACACTCCTTCTATACCTAAACCTGCAACACCATATCAACCAAAACATAAACCAGCTCCAAAGGCAGGTGAAAAGGAAGTTGAAACACCGGTTAAACCTGATGTTGATACTCCGTCAAGACCAAAACCGGCAACTCCTTACCAACCAAAACATAAACCAGCCCCAAAAGCGGAAGATATTCCACAATGGTTAACATTTGACGCAATTGGTATTAATATCAAGTAAAATGAGCTTTAATCCTAATATGAAAAACACTTTGAGTAAGAAAACTAAATTAGAGAAAAAATTAGTTTCGGAAGGTTTAACCAAAAAAGAAAACGATATTTTGAAAAATTTAAAGAAAAAACTTAATGAAGCTCCTATCGACTATGAAGGACCGGAGAGAATGGACCCAAATATCGAAAGAAAGATTACAAGTAGAGAAACTCCGTTCTCCTCAAATCCGGCAATGCCAAAAGGAGACCGTGACTTTGTTGAATTAGTGTCATCAAAAAGATTTAAAGATTCTGTTGAAACTGTTGGTCGGTATTTAGGAACTACCGCTCCTTTACAAGGTCGTAACCCTTTGATGCAACTTATGGGAATGGCCATGCAATCTTTACAACAGGTAATGAGAATCGAGTTTCAAAACAAAGAATATCTCGAAAGATTGGCAGTTGATTTGGTTAAGAAAGAAATGGGTATTCCTGATGGGGCGATGCAATTTGACGCTAAACTTGTTTCAGGTCCTTTATCTTCGGCTGAGGGTATGAGAAGTACTCCACAAACACCAAGTAAAGAAGATGTTAAACAAGCGTTCAAACATCAAGAAGAATTGGAAGATTTTGCGGATGAGTTTGAAAAATTCAATCTTGAGAAGGCTAAAAGACGTTTCATCAACTCATTAATTCAGGGGGCATCTAAAAAAGGTCACTATATGTTTGAATTGGTTAGAGATGAGCTAAACCGTTTAGACCCTAATTTGGTTAATTTGTATGGTGTAAACCAATCACTTATGGACCACCTTTATTGGGTAATGCCTGATATGGAAAGTATGGCGGCTAGTGGTGAAGGTCAAATGGGACAAACAAGTGTTGACCCTGAAACTGACCCCCCAACAGTTAAAGCAAGAGCGGCAACATTCCCATTACTTATTCACGAATTGATTAAGGGTATTTACGAAATATTTGGTACTCACGGTTTACCTGATGACCCAAGACAAGCCGAGATGATTATGGGTTCTGAGGATACTCTACCGGCTGAGATTTGGGATATGAGACTCGGACCGATATTTTGGGAGAAATTTACAGCGGCTTATCCACTTGAATTATTTGACGAGGATAAGAAACACATCCAACATTATTTGTTTATGAGATTCTCAAAACTCGATGCTGAAGAATTCTTCAAAGTCGCCAAGTTGATAAACAGTGGTGACCCACAAGGAGAAAAAATAATCAAAAGAATGGTAGATGAGATTGTTTCTGATTTAAAGAAACAAGAATACGAACAAGAAGCTTCCAAATGGGAAGATGATGATATTGATGATGTTGACCTTAGTAGTTTAGGTCTCTAATAAAAAACCCCCACTTAGTTGGGGGTTTAATATTTATATACAAATACAATCTTATGACAAAAGAACAAGTGATGATTGAGTACGTGAAGTGTATGAAGGACACATCGTACGCCCTCAGAACATACTTACAAACTTATGACAATACAGTTTCAAAATATGTACCGTTAGAATTATTTCCTGACCAAGTATCTTTGCTCGAGGACTATGAAAACTATAACGAAAATATTGCGTTAAAGTACAGACAGGCTGGTGTATCCACAGTGACCGCTGCTTGGGTATCTAAAAAACTAGCATTTGCCAAAAAAACAAAACCTGAAAAAATATTGATTATTGCCAATAAACTTGACACATCACAAGAAATGGCAAATAAAATTAGAGCGTTTATTGGCCAATGGCCCTCATGGGTTGGAATTGATTTTTCAACTGAAAAAGATTCTCAAAAACATTATAAATTAAATAATGGTTGTGAAGTAAAGGCGGTTGCAACATCAAAAGACGCACTTCGTGGATTCACACCAACAATATTAATATTTGACGAGGCGGCGTTTATCGATGCTGATTCTGACTTTTGGGCGGCTTGTATGGCGTCCTTATCTACGGGTGGTAAAGTGATTGTGGTTTCAACACCTAACGGGTATGACCCAATCTATTATGAAATTTATGACCAAGCGTTAAGAAATATGAATGACTTCAAAATTTCAGAGATGTATTGGTTTAGAGACCCAAGATATACCAGAGATTTATATCTTGTTAAGACAAAGGATATTATTCATTATTTGTTAAACAAAGAAGAATATGGTCAGGATGATATTATTAGTTGGGAGGGCATCCCGTTTGAAAATAGGAATTACGAAGAACTTAAATTAGTTATGGACACGGGTTATAAACCTTGTTCGGCATGGTTTGAGGGTATGGTTAAGAAATTAAAATACGACAAACGTAAAGTTTCTCAGGAGTTGGAGTGTAACTTTTTGGGGTCAGGTGATAACGTATTTGACTCAAATTTATTACAAAGAGTTAGAGAAAATCATATCCGAGAACCCCAAAATAAAATGATGGGAAATGCTCTATGGATTTGGAAAGAACCAGTGATTGGTCACAAATATGTTATGGGGGTTGACGTTAGTCGTGGAGATAGTGAGGATTATAGTTCGTTTCAAATTATTGATTTTGATACACGAGAACAAGTTGCCGAGTTTGTAGGAAAATTACCTCCTGATACAATGGCCGATGTTTGTTACAAATGGGCAAATATGTATTCTTGTTTTGTTGTGATAGATATCACTGGTGGTATGGGAGTATCTACGGCAAGAAAATTACAAGAGATGAATTTTAAAAACTTGTATGTTGATGGTGTGGATACCGCAAACAAATGGAAGTGGGACCCGAAGGCTGCTGAAAAAATACCTGGTATTAATTTTAACAACAAACGAGTTCAGATTATTGCATCGTTTGAGGAAGCAATGAGACACGATTTTAAAATATACAGTAATCGTTTGTTTAATGAGATGAATACGTTTGTTTATATAAACGGACGACCTGACCACCAAAAAGGTCATCACGATGACTTAATTATGTCAATTGCTATGGCTTGTTATGTTGCCGAATCATCATTCTCACAACTGACAAAGGTTACAGAACAAACAAAGGCGATGTTGGAATCTTGGTCTGTTAGTAATAATGATAATGTTGGGGCTCAAATCGCATTTAATCCTGTAATACCAAATTATACAGATAGGTCTAAACAATTTAATGGTAATAATCTAACCAAAGATGATTATATGAAATATGGTTGGTTATTTGGGAGTAGATAATATTTATATAAAACCAACAAGTCAATATCTATTTAGTTATTAATTGTGGTGTTTAAAATTATCCTATGGAGAATAACAATACTCAAATGACGGTTTGGCAAAGGTTAACCAGGGCATTTGGACCAAATGCATTACTTAACCAAGACTACCCAACCTACAAGTTCGACAAAAAGGAGTTGCTTCGCACAACTTCAAAACAAGAATACGATAAAGAGCTTTTACAGGCTCAACAGACATTCTATCTTGCCAATCAATGGCAAAAGATTGAGAGTAATCTTTATACACAAGCAGTATATTACGAACCAACAAGATTGGCTTCGTTTTATGACTATGAATCTATGGAATATACTCCTGAGATTTCAGCAGCATTAGATATCTACGGTGAGGAATCTACAACTGTTGACCAGAATGGTTATATGTTACAGATTTACTCAGAATCAAAAAGAATTAAAGGTATTTTAGCTGACTTATTTAACAATGTGTTAGATATTAACACAAACTTACCTATGTGGACAAGAAACACTTGTAAGTATGGGGATAATTTTGTGTATTTAAAACTAGACCCTGAAAAGGGTGTTGTTGGTTGTATGCAATTACCGAACATCGAGATTGAGCGTTTGGAAAGAGGTATGCCGGCAAAAAGTCAGAACGTTGAGGAACCAAAAGAAAATAGAGGTTTAAGATTTAAGTGGAAGGCAAAAGATATGGAGTTTAACTCGTGGGAGATTGCACATTTTAGATTAATGGGTGATGACAGAAAACTTCCTTATGGTACCTCTATGTTGGAAAAAGCTCGTCGTATTTGGAAACAATTATTGTTGTCAGAGGATGCAATGTTGATATACAGAACATCGAGAGCACCTGAAAGGAGGGTGTTTAAAGTGTTTGTTGGTAATATGGATGATAAAGATGTTGAAGCGTATGTACAACGTGTTGCCAATAAGTTTAAGCGTGACCAAGTAGTTGATTCTAAAACAGGTAACGTAGATATGAGATTCAACCAAATGGCGGTTGACCAAGATTATTTTATTCCTGTTCGTGACCCTGCACAAGCATCTCCTATTGATACTTTACCCGGTGCTCAAAACTTATCTGAAATTGCCGATATTGAGTATATTCAAAAGAAATTATTAACCGCACTTCGTGTACCAAAAGCGTTTTTAGGATTTGAGGAAGTTGTTGGTGAAGGTAAAAATTTATCGTTGCAAGATATTCGTTTTGCTCGTACAATTAACAGAATTCAAAAGTGTATGATTGCGGAAATGAATAAAATTGCAATTATTCACCTTTTCTTATTAGGTTTTGAAGATGAATTATCAAACTTTACATTAGGGTTAACTAACCCATCTACCCAAGCCGATTTACTTAAAATTGATGTATGGAAAGAAAAAGTATTATTGTATAAAGATGCTGTTACTGCGATTGAAGGTATTGCCCCTGTGTCAGTTTCTTGGGCCAAAAAACACGTACTTGGATTTAGTGATGAGGAGATTAAACTTGATTTACAACAACAAAGAATTGAAAAGGCGGTTGGGGCTGAATTAACTAACACGGCAACTATTATTACTCACACAGGTATCTTTGACAACATCGATAAATTATACGGTTCTATGACAGGAGGAACTGCTGCGGGAGGAGCCGCAACACCACCACCTCCACCTGGTGGGGAAGAAATGGGGGGAGGGGCGCCACCTCCACCACCGGCCGAGGAACCAGCGGGAGCAGAACCACCAATTCCTGAATCATTTAAGAGAGATAATTTAAAAATATTACTTGAAAATGATAGTTTAACTGAGGAGGATTCTTATATTGATTTATCAAGAGGTAAAAATTCTTTGGGTGAAATGGAGATGCATTTGAGTAAACTTTTAAGAGATTGATATTTATAAATAAAAAACAATGGTAAAGTTCGGTTTATTAAAATCCAAAATAGAAAAATTAATGTTAGAATCATATTCTAACAATACTTTTAAAAATGAAATGAAAAACTTCAAAAAATATGTTTTGGAGAATAAAAACATTTCTAAACTTTTCTACCTTTATGATGAATTAAATTCAAATAAAGGTTTAACTGAATCTATTGTGGATGATTACATTCACGAATGTATTACAATCTATGAGAATACAATCAATAAGGTAAAACCATCAACATTGGCCGAATTATCTAAATGGGTTGCAAAAACCAAAAGTGAAAACAACTACTCAAATATTGATAACTTATTTTCTAATGATGTGTTAACAATTGAATCAAGATTATCTTGTAAAAAATTAATTAAGGAATCTTTAAAGAAAAAACCAGTTGATAAAAAAGATGTTGTTAATTTACCTTTGAGTACAATGGTGAATGTCGCTAACAAAACAATTAATAATTTTATCGAGAGTTTAAATGAATCTGAAAAGAAAGAATTAGTTGATTTTCTTAAAACAGACGACAAGGAATTGGAAGGTAATTTTGAGCAATTGAAGGAGAGTGTCGCCAAAAAGTTGGAGACAATTAAAGAAAACTCGGATTCAGAAACCAAAAGTAGAATTAATGAAACTTTGGAAAAAGTTGTATCAGAAAAGTATGATAAGTTTACGTATTTTAAATTAAAGAATCTAAACGAGAATCTTTAATTTTCTTTACTCCTCATCTTTTGAACGTACTTAGCCTTTTTCATCATTTTTCTTTTCCTGACAGATTTTTTCTCATACTCCTTTCTTTCGACTAGTTGAGACGACTGTCTAGTTTTAATTACCTTACTTTTGAGTAACTTTAAAGCTTTCTCAATACCTGTATTTTTATCTAATTTGACAATTAACATATACAATAAATAACACTAAAATTAAATTTTTTTTGACTACCGATGCAAATATACTTATTTTTTTAAAAATAAACATTGGTAAAATGAAAAATTGATGAAAAAAGGAAAAACCTCACCTATTGTGGGTTTCAAAAATGCAAAGGTGATTTACGGGACGGTAGATTCGGTAGAATTCAAATCACTATATCTAAACATACAAACATGGGTCGAGCCAATTATAGATTCTGAAAATTGGCAAAGAGTAGTTCTAAACTTAACAAGAGCAATAAGACATACAATACACGATATATTAGACAGGATTTTATTTGAAGATAATTTTATTGTTGATTTAGATTTAAGGTCAAGCGGATTATGTAAAGGTAAAAAATCATTTCTTAATTTAGAAATTAATCTGTATGTGAAAAATAAAGAATTAGATTTTAAATCAAAAAAATTGAAGGATGTTCTTAAAAAGATGACAAAAGAGATAGTTTCACATCATTTTACAAAAAACGAAAATTTTAAATTCCACTTACGCAAAACACTTAAACCAAAGGAAACAATTCTACAAAGTTAAAAACCAAAGTATTTATTATAAAAAATGAATATGGAAGTTTTAAAACCAGGACAATCAGGAAAAGGTATTTTAATCGAATACGATGCAGGATATCTATCCCCAACTGAAAAACGTAATTCAGATTTAATACAAGAGTCTAAAGGAATGTTAGACCACTCAAAACCATTTGAGTTCTACGCTGTTTTGCAAAAATACAATACCCCAAACAGAAACGGAAGAATATACCCTGAAAAAGTATTAAAAAGAGAAGCCGACAATTATAAAAAAATGATTAGTAAGGGTATTGCGTTATCTGAACTTAATCACCCTGAATCATCATTAGTTGACTTGGATAGAGTTTCTCACTCAATTAGTGATATATGGTGGGAGGGCCCTGTTTTAATGGGTAAATTAAAACTATTAACTTCACCAGGTTTTCACGAAAGAGGAATTGTTTCTACAAAGGGAGACCAAGCGGCAAATCTTTTGAGACAAGGAGTGACACTTGGTATATCATCTCGTGGTGTTGGGTCATTAAAAAAGATTGGCGAACAAAACGAAGTACAAGATGATTTTGAATTAATTTGTTTTGACCTTGTATGGTCACCATCAACTCCTGGCGCTTATCTTTTTACAGAGCCAGACGATAGATTTAAGTTTGAGGAAAACTTGGATGAGGAGAAAAAAATGAAAGCCGAGAGAGAATTTGGTGGGTCTCCTGATAAATCGCTTGACTTAATGAAAAAATTAAACGATTATTTGGGTTACTAAAACTCAATAAAATGGACGAAAAATATTTTGTAGCAAAAATTACAACAGACATGCCTGACCCAGAGACAGGTAAAATTAAAAAACTAAGACAAGAAAAATTGGTAAAAGGTTATTCACCGACTGATGTTGAAGCGAAGGTAACAAAGGTTTTTGAAAACTATTCGGAAGATTGGAGAATAACAGCTATTGTTGAAAGTAAAATTGATGAGGTGATAGAATAATCAAAAAATAATCAATAGTTGTAAAAGGAGGGGAAACCCTCCTTTTTTTTATTCTGATATATTTATCAGATATGAAAATTAATATTTCAGAGGGTCAATACAGTGTACTATCAGAATATTTTAAAAGACAAACCGACCCTATTGCCGCTCATATTAGAAAAACATTAAAGGACGTATATTACCCTTCAAATTGGGGTAAAATAGAAAATCCTGACGAGGGTTGTGCGACTGATTTTGGTGTTATTGGGGTCTACCAACACATACCTGGTAAAGATGAATGGTCGATACTCAATAGGTTTGATACCAATACCAAAGTAAGACAAAGAATGGAATCGTTGTTTCGTGAAGACGAACCAGACACTGAACTAACCCCTAAAAAATTCATGGAGTGGATTACGTTAAACGCAGAAAGATTGTTTAAAAGTCCAATTACTGATGAATTGGTTGAATTGAATAGAACTACAATCGATAGAGGAAATCAAAACGAAGATTATGCGATTCAAATTCTAAAAGATTTTTTTGGTGAGGATGCCAAGATTTTAAGATTCTGCTCAGGTGATATTAGAGACACTAAAAAGGGAATGGATATATCTGTAACTGCCGGCGGAAGAACATTTCATGTACAAGTAAAACCATTTACAAATGTTAGAAGTTTAGTCGATAGAGATGGTGATACTTTTTTTGAGGTCACATCAAGGGGATTTGACTCTACAAAATATTCTGAATCAAATGTACAAGTATTTTTATTTGTTGATTTAACCAATAAAAAATATATCGCATTTGCTAATAAGAAAAATAAAATCAGAAAATCCACTACCGAAATCACAAGATATGATGAACCATATCTTTTAAGTAATATCAATTTTGAAGGTAAGACTAAAGTTAAATCATATAGAAACATTCCCGTCGAGGATGATATATTCAAAGTCGGAGAAAGAAGATTACAAAATTTAGAATTTAGAAAAGCCGAAATTGAAAAAATGATTGAGCTCGAGAGACAAAAAATGAAAAAACGAAATCAAAAATAATAAAAAATATTTAATATCAAAATAAATAATAAAAAATTTTTGTGATTTCATACATATTTATATAGAAAAATAAAAACAAAGAATGGCAAAAGAAAAATCTATTGTTGAAGAAGCAATCCTCCAAATGAAAAATTTGGAAGAAGCGGTTGCGGAAAATGCAAAAGGAATACTTGCTTCGACTATGAAGGAAGAAATCAAAGAATTAGTAAAAGAATCTCTTAACGAACAAGGTGAAGAAGAGGTTGACACAGAAGTGGACATGGAAGAACCTGAAATGGAAGATGAGGACGAAATGGACTCAGATGAAATGGATATGGGTATGGAAATGGACACTGATAACATGGAAGATGAAGAACCAATTGACTTAACTGACAAATCAGATGAGGAAGTTTTACGTGTTTTCCAACTAATGGGTCCTGATGACCATATCGTTGTTACTAAAGATGACAGCGGTAATATTAGTGTAAAAGACACTGAAACTGACAAAGAATATATGATTGTTGGTGAAAGTGATGAGGACTTAATGGGCGATGCTGACATTGAAGCTATGGGAGAATACGGAATGATGGAAGATGACATGATGTCTGATGACATGATGTCTGAAGATGATGACGTTACTCCTATGATGGAAGATGATGATATGTTCGGTGATTCTGAAGGAGAATCTGATATGGACATTCAGGGTATCGTAAGTAAAATCTTCGATGAAGGTTATGATGACAATGAAGAAGAAGACGAAAGTGTAGTCTATGAAATCGACATGAATGAAGAATCTGACGAAGACGATAATGAAGAAAACGAAGAAGGTATCGTTTATGAAATCGTAATGGATGAATCAAATGACGAGGAACAAGACGAAGAATATGAAGAAGAAAATGAGAGTTATTTAGAAGAAGCCAAAAAATCAATTAAACCTAAGGGTGTTGGTATGGGTAAACCTTCTAAATTCAAATACTCTAAAAACGCTAATCACGAAGGGTTTAAAGTCGTTAAGAAAAACGCCAATAAAACTATGGGTACAGGAAGTGCTAAAAAAGGCTTCTCGTACGACAAAAATGGTGAAAATCTTGACGGTGAATTTAAAATTAAACCTAAAGGTGTTAAAAAAGCGGAAACAAAAGAAGCCGCACGTACATATGGTAACGGTTCTAAATCAGGTCGTGGTCTAAGAAAAGGGATTACTCCTAATAGAAACCTAACTTTTGAAAGTGTGGATTCAAACGAGTTACAACTTCTTAGAGAAAAAAATGAAGAATACAGAAAGGCTCTAAATGTGTTTAGAAATAAACTAAATGAAGTTGCGGTATTTAATTCAAATTTAGCTTACGCTACGAGATTATTTACTGAACATTCAACATCAAAACAAGAAAAAATCAATATCCTTAGAAGATTTGATTCTGTTGAAACATTAAAAGAATCTAAGAATTTGTACAAAACAATCAAAGATGAATTGTCAGGAAGTTCTGCTCAACCAATGAATGAGTCAATCGGTCAAGTAATCGAAAAAGCACCATCAACAGGTTCAGCAATCAACTTAATTGAGTCAAAAACATACGAAAATCCTCAATTCCTGAGAATGAAAGATTTGATGAATAAAATAAAATAAACTTAAAATTAAATAAAAACCAAACAAAATGGGAGCATTATTAGAATCAGGTCTTGTTGGTAACATTGGTCTTAAGCACCTTAAAGTTATCAAAGAAGATACTATTAACAAATGGGACAAATTAGGGTTCCTTGAAGGCCTTCGTGGTCACCTAAAAGAAAATGTGGCTCAGTTATATGAAAACCAAGCATCACATTTGATTAACGAAGCAACTTCTGACGGTTCTTCAGGTTCTTTTGAAACTGTTGTATTCCCAATCGTTAGACGTGTATTCTCTAAGTTACTTGCTAATGACATTGTATCTGTACAAGCTATGAACTTACCAATCGGTAAATTGTTCTACTTCGTGCCAAAGATTCAAGGTTACAATGGTGGTACTGGTGGTTCAGGTGCCTTTGACCAAAATTCAGGTGAACACTATGCACCTGTAGGTTCTCCAGGTAACTATCCTGGTGACCCTAATTCAGGCTATACTACTGGTAATGGTACTTACAATGGTACTTACGCTAAAAATCTTTATGATTTATTCTATGAAGGTACTGAACCTGGATTGAGTCCTGCAGGTCTTTTTGATTATTCAAAAGGTCGTTGGTCTGCGATTACTGCTAACACAACTGTTGTTTCTTGGCAAAATGGTGCTTTAGCCGCCACTACTGGAACTTCAGGTAACGTTAGAAAAGTTATCATATCTCTTTGTGGTTTTAACGATTTAGGTTATGGTAAATTAATGGGACCTGATGGTAGTGAAATGGATACAGAATCATTCTTATCAAACTTGATTGTTTATACAGGGGCCGGATTAGTTGTTGCGGCCGGTAGTCCATGTTCAGTATCTACAGGACCTCTTCTTTATAGAGTTGTTACACAACAATATGGTAGAGGTATAGTTAACCCTAACTACAACTCAACTACAACAGCTTGGCCTGGTAGTAACGGTGGTCAATGGGACACTGTATGTTCGGTTGATGGTTGTATTTATCTTGAAGTTGACCTTTCATGTCCAGCATGTCCTACTTGTGGTAATGATACTTTAGATGGATACACAGGAACAACAATCACTTCTGCGACTTCAGGAACTTCGTTTAATGCTGCTTGGAGACGTTATGAAGAATTAGAATTTGAAGACAAGATTGGTGAAGTTTCTTTCGACCTTGAGTCGGTAACAGTTTCTGTAACTGAAAGAAAGTTGAGAGCACAATGGTCACCAGAACTTGCTCAAGACGTTGCAGCATTCCACAATATTGACGCTGAGGCTGAATTGACAGCATTGTTGTCAGAACAAGTTGCGGCTGAAATTGACCGTGAAATTCTTCGTGACCTTCGTAAAGGCGCAGCTTGGAATTTACGTTGGGACTACAACGGATGGAGAAGAATTGCTAACACAACTTCTTACACTCAGAAAGACTGGAACCAAACTTTGATTACCGCAATCAACCAATTGTCGGCTCAAATCCACAAGTCAACACTTCGTGGTGGAGCTAACTGGATTGTTGTATCATCTGAGGTTTCTGCAATCTTCGATGACTTAGAATACTTCCACGTTTCTAACGCGTCACCTGAGCAAGACCAATACAACATGGGTATTGAGAGAGTAGGTACTTTAGCTGGTCGTTACCAAGTTTATCGTGACCCTTACTTCCCATCAAACCAAGTATTGATTGGTCACAAAGGTACATCGTTACTTGATACTGGTTACATTTACGCACCGTATGTACCACTTCAATTAACTCCAACTATGTACAATCCATTCAACTTCACACCTATCAAAGGTATCATGACACGTTACGCTAAGAAGATGGTTAACAACCGTTTCTACGGACGTATCACAGTTGATGGTGTACGTACATTTGACTTACAAGAACTTAGATAATCTTATCTATAGTATATTAAAAAGGGACGAGAAATCGTCCCTTTTTTATTTTATAAAGGTGAGACTTGTATCTAAATCGTCTTCCATCTCACCTTATAGGTTAGGATTGTTTCGTTCTAACCTTTTTTACTAAAATGTCTAATTAATATTAAATAATGACTTTTACAATGATTTTAATATATTTATATGGTATTATAAACAATTAAAACATAAAAAATGAAAAAAATTATTCTATTTATTTTAACGATTATGGTGAGCATGTGTTCTTTTGCTCAACAATCTGTACAAGACACAACTAAAACTGGCGGTTTATTTTTTAAACCCGCAAAAAAACAAAGTCCATTTACTAGCGAATTTGGAATTGCAACATCTAACTTATGGAGAGGGGTTGATGTTGGCAAACAACCCGTTATCAAAATGATTGCTGATTATCAACCTGTTGATTGGTTTACTTTAACTTCAGAGGCAAACGTAGTATACAATCAATTTAAAGATGGCTATGGTAATACTATTAGAAACCAAGCAATGTTTAATATATATAACACATCTATTGGAGTTCAGGACTTATATTTCACTCAAAATACATTCCTACAGAGTGATACCTCATTTTTCCATTATGATAAAAAAACAACATCTCATTTTTTAGAAGCGGTTATTAAATACAAGGGAGATGCGAAAAGCAGAATTGACTTTTTGTCAAGTTATGTTTTTTTCCAAAACGAATCTTATAAAACAGGTGCATTATATTTTGAAGCTACTTATCATTTAGATTATAATGCGGATTTGTTTGTTGGGTATGTAACAGGAGAATCTCAAGCAAACTTCCAACAGAAAGGTGGGTTTACAAATGTTGGAGTTGTAGTTAAAAGAACCCTTCAGTTTTCTAAGACAACTGATGCAAATACAAGACTTACAATTATGGTTAATCCAATGTTTAGAACCGCAATTGTACCAAATTCAACAGTTGCTAATAGACCAGTAACCGCTAACTTACAGATATTATTCTAATATAAAAATAAAAAATATTAAAAGGAGGATGAAAATCCTCCTTTTTTTTTCGACATACTTTGTTAAATAATCGATATAAAAACTTTAACAAACAAAATCCAATTAAATTATTAGATATTTATATATGAATTATATGATATGAAGTTTATATTTTTTAAAATTTTTTTATTATTGTCTGTTTTATCATTCGGGCAATTAAGAGATTCAATTTACATTAAAACAACAATTTTTGATATTGTTTATTCTGAAAAATTACAGCAACCAAAATGGATTGAATACTATGTTAAATGCTCTGATGGTAATATTTCTCGTAAGGGGTTAGATTTTTATGCTTGTGATTCGATTAAAACTTCCGACCATAAAGATTATGAAAATAATGTCTATGACAAAGGTCATTTAGCCCCCGCTGCAGACTTCAACTGCAGTAAAGAATCCTTAAAATTAACATTTTCTTATTTAAATTGTGTTTTACAACATGAAAGATTAAATCGTGGTGTTTGGAGATTACTAGAATCTTATGAAAGAGAATTATCAAAAAGATATAATGTTGTTGTTGATATAAGAATGGTTTATAGTAAAAATTCAATCATTTTACCAACAGGGGCCACAGTTCCTGATGCTTTTATAAAAACAATAAGATATGCAAATAAAGAAGAAATATATTATTTTAAAAACGGTATACCCGAATATAATGATTTTAAAAAATATATTCGAGTTAAATAAATAAATTAATTAATCTTAAAACATGAAAAAAATCGTTCTATTACTCACATTTTGTCTATCCTTTATTTTTGGATACAGTCAATATGACCTATCCAAAAACATTGATAGACAAGTCATGGTGGTTCCCCAAAAAGGTATGGAATCACAAACTCAATCTTTTATTAAAGAAAACAACGCTCAGATTGTTGCAAATTTTGAGCAACTTGGATGGTATGTTGTATTACTACCTGAAAACTTAACTCAAGATTCATTTGTTAGGTCATCTAAGGACCTACCATTTATTAAAGAGGTTTATAAAGACCAAAAGGTTGAAATGAAGTTGGACTATATTCCAAATGACGTTGAATTCAACCAATGTTGGCATCTTAAACAATCTACGGATAAGGATATTGATGCTGATGAGGCTTGGGACTTGGTTCCGGCAAATAATCCAACAGTTAGTGTTGCAATGTTTGATGGAGGACTTGATTTAACTATTCCTGATTTGGCTGGAAACACAACAAATCCATTTAACGCAGTTAACAGCACAACTAATATTCCTTATGTTAATTCTTTTGACAAACACGGAACAACTTGTTCAGGTACTATTGCCGCGGTTACAAATAATAGTATCGGTGTTAGTAGTGTTGGTAATAACAAAGTAAAGGTAATGCCTGTTAACATTATGTCTCAGGTTTTTGACGGAGGTAGTTTCCAAACATCAGATGTGATTCAGATTAATGGTGTTAATGCCGCGATGGCTAATCCAACCTGTGTTGCAATTGCAATGTCATATGGTGGTTCATCGTATTCATCGGCATTAGACGCTGCTTTCCAATCGGCAAGAACAACGGCAAGGGGTGGTAAAGGTATGGTTGTAGTTGCATCGTCTGGTAATCAATATTCAGGAACTGCCGCTCAGTATCCTGCAAATTATAGTGGTGTTTGGGGTATTGGTGCAACATCACAAAGTGACTTTAAAGCAAGTTTTTCTAACTTTGGACAAATTTGTGATATATCCGCACCTGGCGTTTCAATTAGAACTGTCGATAGACCAGGAACTGCAGGATATAATTCGGGTGACTACACCTCAATAAGTGGAACATCATTCTCTTGTCCGATATTTGCGGCTTCAGCGGCATTTTGTTTTTATAAGAATTGGGAATTAACTGATGACCAAGTGTTACAAATATTATCTCAAACCGCAGAAAAAGTTGGTGGGTATAGTTATACAAATAATCCAACTTGGCCATATTCTACAAGAAGTAATGAACTTGGTTATGGTAGAATTAATTTGAGAGATGCAATCAACTCAACACCAAATCCGGGAGGAGATGTACCACCTCCACCACCACCATCACAAATACATAATTTTGTAATTAATACTTTAACTATTAATCCAACATCGGTTCTTGCTAATGCTAGTATTACTATAACCGCAACAATTGCAACTCAAAATCCTTCATACCCTGCGGTTAATGTGATGACTCAACATAGATTATCAACTAATACAACTTGGGGTGATGCTGATGATATTATTATTGGTACAACCAGTGGTACTCTTGGGGGTGGAGTTGCAACTGATGTTGAAACTTTAACATATAATGTTGGAAATACCTCAGGGTTAAGATACATTATAAGTAGAGTAAACTATATGGGTTCAGTATCTGAGACCATATCCACAGATAATACAAAACAATCAAGTTTTACAATCACTCAACCGGCAGTTACAGGAGCGGATTTATCTTTAATTATAACTTCTCCATTGTCAGGGAGTATAACAGTTCCATCATCTCAAGCCGCAGTATCTTTCCAATGGAAAGTTACAAACACAGGTTCAGTTCCTATTACATCATTTACTTGGAGAAGAACTTGGGTTGATTGTTCAGGGTATACAAATCCATTAAGTCCCTGTGGTTCAGTGCTGACTTGGCCCACATCAACTTCTTGGCAAGGACCGTTATTACCGGGGCAATATATATTTTTACCTGGAGGAGGAACCCCAACAAACCCTATTGGTGCTTCTTGGAGTTCGTCCCAAGTTTGTTTTAGTTCAACAAGTTGTGCAATTCAACCTGGAGGTACTAACATAATGAGAGTTACAATTCTAACTGTAAACGGAGGAACAGGTGATACTAATTTAAATAATAATCAAGTTGATTGTACGGTTAGTAGATTAACAACCGCAACAAACAATGATGTTACATCAGATATTGATTATGTTGAGGTTAGACAATTTAGTAAACTGTATGAAAATCCTGTAAGATATAAGACTATGGAAGAAGCAATACTTGAAAAAGGACTTAATATAATCCACATCCATTACTCTGATGGAAGAATAGAAATTAAAAAGATTTCTATCAATTAATAGTTATGATAAATTATGAAAAAGGAGGAGTAATCCTCCTTTTTTTATTTACACAGATTCAGATTCTTCTTTTTTAGAAAGAATTCTAATGGCTTTAGATATTATCTCGCACTCCCCAATTGAAAATGCCCCTCTATTATGGGCCGATTTACTAGCTTGAACTAAATAATAAATGGCCTCTTGGTTAGACATAGTTGATAATAATAGTTCCAAATGGTCTTCACTTATGATTGGTACTTCATCGAAAATTGTACCGTATATTTCTTCTGTTTGATTTTCCATGTTACTTGATATTTATAATAATAAGAAATATATCTCACAATGTTAAGGGATACTATAAAAAAAATTTTACATGAAGCATCATCAGATTCAGGAGGTGCTGGGGCGTATATAAGTCCATTAGAACCGGGGTTACGTAAATTTAATAAAAATATATTATCTCCATTTATTGAAGAAGTATCCGAATACAATGATGCTATGTTAAATTATGATAGTTTAGATGGGTCAATGTCTGTTAGTAAATCAAAAGCAAAAACATTAGAAAAAAAAGCACAAAAAATGTCCAATTTAATTAAAAAAAATCCTGATTTGTTGGCTCAGGAAGATGAAGGAGGATTACTTAATACACAACCACAAAAGATATCAGAGTGGGTTGAGATAAACGAGGAAACGATTTCAGAAGACCTTGCAGTATGGTTTGGTACCAAAAAGAAACCAAAAGGGAGCAGTCAACCAAAAGGTCCTTGGGTAAATATATGTAGAAAAAAAGAAGGGGGTGGTCATCCTCCTTGTGGGAGACCTGAAGCAGATTCAAAAGGATATCCTAAATGTAGAGCAGCAGGAGTGGCGGCTAAAATGACAGATTCACAAAAAAGAGCCGCTTGTGCTCAAAAAAGGAAGGCTGAAAAAAGTAATCCAAAGTCAGGTACAGGTAATTCTCCAACTATGGTTTCGTATAAACCAAAAAAAAAGACTCAAAATGAGTCTTTAGAACTTTTAATAAATAAGATACTTAAAGAAATTATTCAGAAGTAACAGGTTCGTTATTATTTATTTTTGTCAATATTGTTGATAACGAATATTCAATCTGAGATGTTATTTCATTTTCATATGTTTGCCTTTCTCTCTCTGTTCTATTATCGTACATTCTAGAAAGTCTTTCCCACTCTTTAAAATTTAAAACAACATCATAGTGGTATACGTGATTAGTCACACTAATTTTTCCACCATCTAAAATCACAAACAACCCAAGTTTAGAGTTTTTGATATACCGTTTTCCTGAAATTGGTGCAATTAAAAACTTTGAGTCAGGATTATTTATTAATTTTCTACATATTGTAGAACAAATTCTTGCATTTTCATCAATATGAATAGATTTGTAATTAGATTTTTTTGCTAACCAAATTACTGATTTTACATAAAGTTTTTTTAGCCAACGTTTAAGAATATTGTCCATGTGTTTATTATTTGTGACTACAAAAATACGATAAACTTCTTTAAATACAAAAATTATTTTTTCTTTTTTGTAAAAATAATCGCAGCCTCAGTAACTGTTAAAACCGCGATTGCCGGTAACCAAGCACCTGTTATACCACCAAGTGCTAACCCAACAACCGCAACACTTGTACATAATGTTGATTTTTTCCATTTTTTAATAGATTCACTTTGGTGAATTGTGGTAACCTCGTTTTTTAACTGGCTTACTTTCAAAGTATCAATAAGTTGGAAATATCTTTGTGATAGTAGATTGTAATCGTAATCGGCTCGTTCTATTTGACTTTTAAGATATTTGTTATCATTTTTTAATGAATCTGATTCTGATTTACAATTTTCTAGTTGACTTAACTTTTCTAAAAGTCTAACTTCTTGTTTTTTTGTGAAGAAAATACCCGAATCACCTTTCAGTATTATCCTTTTTGGAAGTTCTTTTTGCCCATATACTATCACGCTTTGAATCAGTATAATACTCAGTACAATTAACTTCATTAGTAACTTGCTCATTTTTTACTACTATTATTTCTTTTGGTTTACTAACTACCTTAACAAAAACTGTATCTTTCTTAACAGTTTTTTCATTATCTAATAATAGTAATTTTTTTTCATAATTCAACATTTCGATGCTATCATTCAGTTTTGTAATAATTTTCTCGGTTTTTACTGTTTGTTTTGGAACTACATTATAAACCTTATTAACTTTTTTTGGTATGGTTATAATGTACAATAAAAGCCCGAGTATTACTGAATAATACCAATATTTTTTTAAAAACTGCATAAGTTAATATAATTAACAATACGGTGGAGAACAACGTTTTTTACCGTCGGCCCCTGGCATTCTACCTTTACACACTTGTACCGCATATCCATTGGCGTATGCTGATGGATATACTTTGAATTTCTTTTTGGCGGCAGATTTACCTCTAGCACACAATTTTGTACCAGCTTTTTTACGACCTTCCATCATAACCATTTCTTCTTCATCTGATTGGTCTTCTAAATCATCCTCATCAGTGGTTTCATTCATTAAAAAATCAAATACTTGGTCCATATTATTCTTTGCTTCGGCAATATGGTCTTGTGCCCAATCGTGACCGTTATCTAAAATAGAATCAATTTCGTCTCTATTTTTACTTAACAATATATCACATTGTCTTCTCATTTGTTCTAAATTAGAGAAAAACATATATCTATCCGATGATTGTTCTTCTAAAACTCTTTTAACAATGTTACTTAATTCTGTTTCAGTTAATTTAATCTTTTTCATATTCTAAGAATTTAATCCATTACCACCAATAGTAACCGCATTCATTTGTAATACACTATGATTTTGATTTGTTGTCCACACTGGATGAGGAGGCACAAAAGTTTTAGTTGTTCCTGACCCTGCACTTATATCTGAATTCAAAATATAGGTTATTACTTGTTCAGTATTAGAACTATAAGGGGCTAAACAAGCCGCGCAACTAGCAAATTCTATTGACAAGTTGACCGTAGGTTGTTCAGTTGTAGTTGCACCAATTGTGGTAACTTGAATACAAATACCAGTACTTAACTGAAAAAAGTCATTGGCGGTAACACCGTTATCATCGGCAATGAAAGTGATTGTTCCTGAAGGACTACAGGTGGTACCTGTCATGTATTTAAAAGCCATAGTATTTTTTTCTTATAAATATCAAAAAATTTTTATTTGTAACTTACTATTTGGAATTTAATTTGTCTTTTGTAAGTATTAATTTCTCCTGAACTTTTAACTTGAATATCGATATAATATTCGTTAGGTATTTTATCACGAGTGTCAAACATAAAATAATACTCATTTGGTGTCCTATTAACTTTAGTCCAATCTTGTACCTGCACTTCAATTTGACCTTCTCTTACATAAACTCTATAAAAAGCATCAACATTAGGTAAAAGTTTAGCGGTACTATAAGCTTGTTTAATTATTACACCAACTTTTCTTATATCTGTATTTAATATTTTTTCATCTTGTTTGATTCCATAATAATCAAAACCATACATTTTTGGTTCGATAGAATCAGTACCAATTTGTAATGATTTTTTTAATGGATATACCGCAAATTCATTGGTTACGTTCGATAATGACAAACCATTAAATATTAGACCTTTCCATGTATCACTAAACGAACAAGGTGTCTTATATCCAATAAATGGAGGTATGGTAACCTCATATACACCCCTTGTTCTTAAACATGATGTTAATCCTGACGCACCAGGTACTAAATCACCATTAGTGTCCGTAATATCAACTGTGGGAGGAACGTCCAATTTTACAGGGTTTCCGTTATCAAAAAGATATAGAT